TATATATTATTTTGTTGCAAAATTAAACTTTTCCTTTCGTAACACCATGAAAACCAGCCTAATATTAAACTTATTTAAATCTTTATGTTCTTATTTGGTCATATTCTAAATAATATGTATATTTGCAGCATCTTAATGCAGCATTTATATGGCAAGAGCAAATTACGAATTGATTGACAGACAGAGAGATGATCTGATGAAGGCGTATCGGGAGATAGCTCCTAATTGCCATTCTCAACAGGAGGCTTGGGAAAAGGTGGTTCATTCTCCTGCACCCAGATACTATGTTTCTCCCAAAAGAGCTTGGGATATACTCCGTAGAATGGCAGTCGGCGATTTCTCAAAGGTGGATAGTATGAAACCGATTCGCCAGAAGTTGTACTATACGCTGTTCTATAGGATGAACGAAATGACGCAGCGAAAGGAGTTCGTGGGCAAATCTTTATGGTTTATCTGCCAGTTCCTTGTTTCTGAGCCTGCACCAGAGTTCTTTATCCAGCCAAGTAATCTCAAATTCATTTTCGCTTACTATAAGAAGTATGGAAAAAATTACAGAGAAATGGACCTTCGTAAGAAGAAACTTTCGAACAAAGCTGGTGCTTAGCATCATCTGCCTCGTTCTGTGTACTTGGCACGTCGGTTTCTATCCCGGTTGCCCTTGGCAGAATCATATCCTGTATAGCTTCTTCCATGTCAACGGCTTTCATCTTGCCGTAAACCTTCTGGTGCTTTGGCAGATAAAGAACGATATGAAACCAGTCACTTCTCTGGCTGTTGCCTATGCCGCTAGTCTGCTGCCCATGTATGTTAGTCAGCCTACAATGGGGCTTTCCGGTTTCCTATTCGCTTCATTCGGTTTGATGTGGGGTAGGACAGGACGATGGAAAGAGGCATTAAAGAAAGCGATGCCGTTCATTATTTGCACCATGGCCGTGCCGAATGTCAACGGACTTCTCCATCTTTACTGCTTCGTATTAGGCTACATCGTAGCATATTGCATAAATAATATCAAAAACAGATAACACACATATAAAGAGAATCATGTTTTAAAAATGTATTTCATAACTCATTTTAAAGGCGACCACTCGTGATGAGCAGCCGCCTTTTTCATGTTATCATAAATTAGCGCGTATGAAAGAATTATCTCATTTTGTCTTCTCGTCTGCTTTGTACCTCCACTATACTGCCAGCAAAGGCATCAGCAGCCTTGAAGTTCTGCAGCGTATACTTGAAAGTAAAGTACTTCCAAGGCTTGCCGCCGATGCTTGGCAGCTTGCACCAGTGCTTACAGTCGTTGCTTCCGTATATCTCCAGCCCAATCGTTCCTTCGTCCGAATCAAACAGATGCTTCACCGCTCTCAGCGATTTCAACGTCATGCTGCCGCCCAGCTTCAAAGGTCTGGTCGTAAATGATCCGCTATAGCTTTCCGTATCTTTGTTAATGTCTGGTTTTCCTGTCAACGTGAAGATAGACATGGCAATATCCTGCACAACGCTGTCCGGATAGTCGTTTGCTATTTTGTCAATAGGGGCATCTGCTACAGACATACCGAATGTTCCGTCTACCATATTATATATATAGTATATCTTCTCATTCTCATCAAAGTCCTGCTCTCCCGATTCATTCTCAAACCAACCTTTACTCTTTTTGTATATTCTCAGCAGCGAATCTCTATAGTCATAAGCTATAATGCAATTCTTTAAGAAATTCAAGAAACTTTCTGTCTGCAGCTTCTTAAAGTTCTTTGGAATCTTCCCACTCATTGACGTGCTTACGCATTTTGCGGTACCACCAGATATAGCCATAAGTCCTTTGTCAGATGTAAAGTATACAAGCCTGTCTGTTGGCGTAATACTATCAGGATTGTTACAGACTTCTCTTGAAATAGGATGAACGCTTCCATAAAGACCTTCTGATGTTACGCTCATTGCGTATATTCCTTCGTCAGTAAACACTAACAGAGGATATTGACCGAACTGTCCCTGACTCACTGATTCCGTGTTGGCAACTATTCCTATTATCTTTCCTGTACCTATCGTATTATCGCCCGATGCCTCGAAAACAAATGGATTGTTTACGACAGAAGTAAATATCTGTGAGTTTAAAACCTCAGGAACATTCATGTTTTTTGTCTTTTCCAGAAGTTCTTCTTCTGTTATAGTTTTAAAAGTTGCATCGCCATCTTTTGAAGGAAGGTTGGTAAAAGAATAAGCTCCGTTCAGAAAAGGGTGTTCTGTTAGAGGTATGCTCAGATACTTGCCAGAGCCGTACAATATGATTTCTTTTGCATTAGGATCCGGATAATAAAACCAGCCACGCAAGAAAGAGTTACTTATTTCTATTACACTCATAGTCCAAGTATCTACCCAATTTGATACAATATGCGTAAACATTATATAATTATTATCGCTTGCTGAACCTTCTCTTCCTACGAGCTTTTTGAACCCGGGAAAAGGGTAGCGCTCTACATCATAAAGGTGTAGGCGGTTATTGTAAGTATAAATCTTTTTTGAGGTAAGCTTAGCCCAGCTATAGTAATCGTCTACTTTCAGTTGGCTTTGTGTAGACAGGTTGCTTACTACTCCGTCTGCAATGAATGTCTGCTGCCCGTAATGTGTTCCGTTCACAGAGTAAAGCCATTCTCCTCCTTCTCCTAACCCCTTCGTATTGATTCCGACAGAGAATAATTTATAGAATTGCGTCTTACCTTTCAGTTCTTCTATTATATCTCGGTCCGTTTTGTACGTAGGCTGTATCTCGCTATGAGGAATAATTTTCGAAGGGAGGTCATAATTAAATACATCTTCTTTGTATGATGAAAATCCATAGTTGGCAAATGGCTTTCTATGGGTGTCGTTAGGAGATAAAAAACGCCAGCCTTTACTGATTTCGAACGGAATAACCTGTTCTGTAGCAAAAACGACAATCTCCTTGATGATGTCTTCCCAATCTTCGCTTATCGAACCGAATTTAAATCTAAGCTCACTATATTCAATAAAGTAGAAATTGCTTTCTGTACCAGTCATTTGATTTAAATCTTCATAGTATTTGTTTTCAAATATTGCTGAGCTAAATCGACAATTTCTGTTTACCGTAGGATAGCAGATGATTGGGGCTGTTATTTTCGTATAACTTCCATCATATAGCTTGAATGCACACCTGATAAAAAAAGGAAACGCAAACATATTCTTGCTTTTTACCCAATTAATCGCCTGCATCACATGACCCTGTACGGTTTCCTGGAACTCATTGTAATATTTTGCATCATTAGTTCCATCTGACTTAATCCAAAAATAATAGAATTGACCTGTTTGGATCATGCCACTAGGTTTTGTTCCTCCTTGTTTTATAAATGCTCCGTTCGCATCATAATACATCGTCTGGTTTTTCGTATGGTCAACGCAGTTGCTTACATTCATGAGTGTTCTGTCGTACTCGTCTGGTCGAAACGAACCTGAATAACTCGGTTTCTCGAAAGAAAACTGATATGTTAGTTCAGGAAAATCTTTCAGAAACTTGTAGGTCTTAGACTTGTATACAAAATAGTACACCCCGCTACTTGTAGTAACAACCACCGTATTACCTACGCTATTTACATCATAGATTTCAACATCTATTTCGAATGCTTGCCATGGCCCAGACTCGATAGTTCCATCCTCTTTACTTTTAGCAAAGATAATTTCATCTTTTTCGTCTTTATTGTATTTGCTTTTTTCGTTGAGCATGACGTATGTTCTGTAATCAGCGCCTTTGTGAATATATAATATAGGTCTGCCGTTTGTTACATATTTGGGCTTCTGTACCGCCTTCATTTCTCCATCCTTAAAGATAAATCCGTCACTCTCCAGCAGTTCAGAATCATCTGAAAGCAAGTCGCTAGGTACATTCGTCATGCCCTTGCTAAAGCTCAAAGTTTGTCTTTCTAAGTTTCTTTCCATAATAATTCAACATTTAACATTCAACACTCCCCCTAAATTTTCGCCGCCGTATGAACACCATCGCCACCACGGCTTCTTCTTTCCGCTTTCTTCCAGCTAGGCTTCTCCATGTCCGTAAGACTCACAAAGAGACCGATGCCGGTACTCATTACCACATCATCATGGTTTCCGTTACCCACGATGTTACCCAAGCTGCCATCATCATGTCGCTCATAGATGCGCAACTCATGATACATTTCCTTGTCTGGCTCCTCATACAGATTATCATCAATAAACTCTTCCAAGTTATCAATCACCTGCTGCTTCGTCAGCTTGTTGGTTTGGAAACCATACTTCGCCAGTACGTTGTCTTCCACATTCTCCGAACTGCTCGTTCTCTGATACAGATTATCGTAGTAGTCGGCTATCTCCTGCAGAATAGTCAGAAAGTGATCACCCTCCGTGTTGTTGTTCTTCTCTCGGTCGGCAGTGTTACTCTCTATCACCAGAAGCGCATCATCATAATAATGGGCTAGAGCAGCAGCCATCCATGCCAGCTTATCATGTCTTACATGTCCTCTGTATCTCGCTACTACCTTCGGCTTGCCCTTCACGGTAGGAATCATACCGAATCGGTCTATCACGGTCATAACGGTATAGTCCGATGTCGTACTCTTACCGCCAATATCCACGCTCACCAAATATCTGTTCTCCACTTGCAGACAGTTTGGCACAGCCCAAATCTTCAAGTCTCCCTCTCCGTCGTCTCTCAGCTTTACCTTCGAGTTCGGAATGGTGTTATCATCCTTCACGCTGATGTTCACCACGATGTCGGCAGTAAACTTAGGGTCTTGCTTATACATAGCCTGCATGTCGTCTATAGAATAAGGATTGAATACCAGTCTACCAGAGTTTCTGAACGCATCTTCCTCATCAATAGGAGCCTCGGTAGCACATGCCGCATGTGTGGTAAACTTGTTTCTGTAGTTTCTGTACCATTCTATCGCCTCAAAACAAGCACCCTTCTGCCACATTCGCCAGAAGAACTTTCCGGTCTCACGATAGCCCTTCGGGCAGGTGCTTCGGTCTCTGTTCTGCAAAAGCCACTTGGCAAATGCTCTTCTGTTCTCTACAGGAGTCATATCCTTTTCGATGAAGAAACAAGGAATAAAGAGGAACGAATAAGCATCATTATTCTTTGGGTCCATTGCCAACTGGCACTTGTCGTAGAAGAAACCAGAATTACCTCTACCGGTACTCTCGAATATCTCCACGTTGTCTTCCAATGGGTCGATACCACCGGATATAGAAGAAATCACACCCTCAGGATCATGCTCTGGTGTCTTCTTCCAATAGGCTACCTCCGAATAGTGAGCGCAGTGGAAGTTACTACCACGCACAGAATCGAAGTTCTCGAAGGATGCTACCGTCAGCGTGCTTCGTCTGATTGCCTTCACACCATCCGTTACTTGGAAATCGTCAGGAGAATTTTCGTATGGCGAGAACTGGAGTTTTGCGCCCTGATGCCCCACGGTCCACCCCGGTTGTCGCTCCAACGCTTTTCGGTACATCGCCTTAATCTTCTTGGCGGTATTCTTCTGCTGGGCAAGCACAATAGCATTCCAGCCATCGCGCCTGTAGTCCTGAATCCATTTGATGTAAAGCTGTGATAGGGTAGATCCGCCCCACTGACGTGCTTTCAGAATAACCACGAACACTGGTTTGTGGGCATTCCGAAGGTCTTCCATAATCTTCAGTAGCTTTCTTTGAGGATAGTTCAGCTTGAAAGGAATCATCTTACCGGTCTTCTTATCCTCAATCTTATCGGTCACGTAAAGGGCAAACTCGGGGTCTTCCATGAACCTCACTCTGCAGATGGCAAAGGTAAGCATTTGGAAATGCTGGGCATCATCCTTCTGGTGCAACACATAGTTGATGTAGTCTTTCAGGCTGCCCATCTTTCTCAGACCTCTGAACAGAACAGATTTGGCGGTCTTCTTCGGAACCCACATCTTAGGAATGAAGAAATCGGATAGTTCTATCTTCACACGATGCTCAAAGTTATAGCAACCTTCGCCCGTCATAGGGTCGTAGGGACCATAAATCTCATCGTACCGCTTCTGATTTTCCGCTACGAGATTATCTATTTCCTGTTCAGTTACTAGAGCCATCCGTTAAATCGTTTAGTTCTTCGAAATCTGCATCCTGTATCTCGGGTGCTTTGCTTATATCCAGTACGTCTGCCTCGTCTTCGTCCTCTACGGTTGTCATACCGAGTGCCATGAGCTGCTTGAAGTCTGCATCTATTCCGTGGGTAACGCTTACTTCTGTCTGCTTTGGTATCATGTGCTTGGTAAGGTCTTTGTAGATGGTGACGTATGTCTTAGGATCATACTCTGCCAGTTGGTTCATACAATCCTCAAACTGCTCTTGGCTCCTTGCCAGCCAGTCACGTATATATTCCTTTTGGGCACTCTTTCTTGCAGGGAGAAGCTTCTTTACCTTCTCCTTCTTCTCCTTCTGTATCTCCCTTACAGACTTGAATCCATCCATTTCAAAATCTTCCATACGCTCGCTTTTTTATTATCCGAAGGGTTTCAACGTGTGAATCATGCTGCCTGGCTTGGTAGAGTTGGCGCAGTCTATGATGTCTATCTCCAGTTCGTCCAGTTGGTTCATCTGGTCTATCGTCAGAGGATCCTTGCTCGTCAATGTGCGCATAAAGTATTCGTATAGTGCACCTGTCACGATATAGTCATGTATCAGCTTGACGAGTGCATCATATTTGGTATCATCCCAGTAGTCGGGAAATTTCAGCCATATTTCCTTCTCATCCCATTCTCTCAGGGCATTATCTCTTACCCTTCCTTCCGGTTTCATTACATAGGCAGACAGATTCGCTTCCACCTTATTAATATACTTGTCAAACCATCGGTAGAAGAGCGGGCGTTCCTGATCGTTCTCGCTTGTCGGAATATCTTCACCTTGCGCATCCTTCATGTTTCGTCTTGCGCGTCCTACCATGTTGGTATTTGAATCAATATCATACCAGAGTTGTGTAGCATAGATAAAGATGTGTTTATCCCAATAGCCGTGCCCTGCTCTTCGTGGCTTCGGCAAGAAAGGATTTGGTTCGGGCTTCCATCCTCTCTCTCTGATAAAATGTGTTGGGTGTAATTTATTAAACTCTGGGTAGCTCATATCTTGATATTTTATATTCAATATTACAAAACTCCTTCCTCCTCAGTTACGATGGCATCGCAAGTGAACTCCAGTTTGTCGCTATGTCTTGACCATAGCTTCACCTTGCAGAAACCGGTATTTACCGGTACTAGAGTAAAGGCTCGTCTATCCCTGCATCGGTGTATCTCTATGATGCTTGGGTCTTCGCTTCTTGCCTCAATATCATCAATCGCTCCAGCATTAAGCGAGTAGGATAGGGTAACTTCCTCTCCCTTCTCTAGAGTTATCTCACCTTCCACGCCCTCACCATTCACCTTTGCGGTCAGCTCGGTTGGATAAGGAACGGTAGGGACCACCGGACCACTCATCACGAAACACTTTCTGATGGCTATCTCATCTGATGCAAGTGTAGCTTGGTATGGCTCCGCTTGTTTCAGGTTTGTTGTTTTCAGCCACCACTGGTATATCATGTAGTCCTCCACGTATCTTGCTGCCAACCTAGCCAGTGCGTCGGTCAGCGTTCCGTTATAACGTCTTGATACTGATAGAGTGAACTCCACTATATCATCCGTTTCACTTCCATAGTAGATGGCGTTGTCGCCAATAGTCTGAGGCGTTGGCACAAGATAGTCTACGAAGATGGTCTTCAATACTTCCAGGGCTGTATCAAAGTCGTGGGTCAGCGTTCTTTCGTGAACCTCATCATCGCCGGCAGCCTCGTTAAAGCTTACTTTCGCTGCTTTTTCGTCTGCTGCAGTATCTATCTTTGCTTTCAGGTAGGTTGTCGACTTTACTGCCTCCATTACTACCGATTTGATAATTTGAAATTTTATGATCATAGCTTATCCTTTTTAGTCAATGATTATTTCGCCTGTCATGTCTGTCAGACTCTTGTTGCTGCTTGCCGGTGGAGTCTTGTGATAAATCAGCTTGATGGCCGCTGCTATATGGTTCGCCATGTCCGCAGCATACTTCTGTGCCAGCTCTTCCTCGGTCATTCCCAATACCGCATTCGATACATAGGCTATCACATACCCCATGAAGTTGCCTTCAAATGGAACGGTAATACCGTCTTCTCCGTCTGCCCATCTGCTGTTTTTGAACTTAATCACCATTGCGTCTCCGTTCTTGTAATAGGTTACTTGTGGTGCCAGCTCTGCTACAAATGTTTCTGCCGCAGCGTTGATATACTGCTTCATGATACCTTTCTCTTCCGAAGATAGGGTGGTCTTGACAAACATCGTATCGCCGTTCTTATCTTTCAGGCGTTTTCCGATGAGAGCGAAGTGTTTGCTCACCTCACTCATCACCTTCTCCATTTCTATCGTTATCTGTACTTCCATACCTTATGCTGCTCTGTTATATCCTAATGCACTCTGTGCTTGTGCTACTGCATTCTGGTCTGCACCCTGCACAATTCCGTTCTCTACCTGACCACCGCCTTGCTGCATAGCCATTGCCTGTTGCTGCTGATACATCTGTTCAAGCTGAGCCTGCTGCTCCTGTACGCTGGCAAGCAACTTGTCTGCAAATGGTGCGTTGAGGTTCTGAAGATACTGGATAATGTTGATACCGCCTATTTCAAGAAGCTTGTCAAGCGTATCGTTCTGCATCGTGTTGAAGGCTGCCGTAGCTGCTGCATTCTTGATACTGATCTTGAAGTGAATATCTCTTGCAGAAAGACGGTCGTACTTGTAAACCGTATTGAAGTTCCGGTCGTAAACCCTTCTTCCGTCTTCGTAGTACTGCTGTATAGTCATGCACTTCTTGGTTGCCAGCTTCTCCGTGAACACGTCCATGTCGGCAAGGATGGTATACAGAGACGTGGTTGCATTCTGGCTTTCCTGTGCATATCTGGCTGCCGAAGTTCCTGCCGATGGGGTCTTACCCTGCAAAGCACCGCTCACGTTCGTAACCTCTCTAATCAGGTTCAGTTCTATCTGCAAGAGTTCATTCGTACCGATGTTCACGGCATTCGATGTAATAATTTCTGGCTTCGCATTCGGCGTCTTTACCGATGGCTTGTAGAATATCCATCCGTCATACTCTACCGCCTCTTCCATAAACTGCTCTGGCGTTCTGCCGTTAAGCACATTCGTAGGAATCATCTTGAATCCCTTGAAACTGCTTCTGATGGCCATGTCGTTCATTACAATCAGTCGGTTGATGTATCGCTGCTGGTCTATGATGTTGGCAAGGAATGGATGAATCTCTCCGTTGATATACGGATAGAGTTTCATCGTGAAAGGATGGCTCTTATAATCGTATGGTGTTTCGCCCTGGCAGAGGATAGTTCCGTCTGGCGCCATATAGGTATAATACCAGTACTTATCTGCAATCTCTTCGCTAGTGATGTACGCTCTGTCTTCTTCCGCTATACCCATTTCGTCATACTGCTGCTTGCGCTTCATGTTGTCGTTGCGTAGCTTCTGTATCATCGCAGTATCATCCAAGTCTATACGGAAGTAAGCACCGGTTCCTGTGGTAGCAATCGGGTCAAAGCATTGCAGTCTTGGCTTGGTTTCCGTGGTCCATACCTCAATCACTCTGGAGTAATGTCTTCCCTTGTTGCTGTGGTCGAAACAGAGATTCTCCAACGCTTTCTCTTCGTTAAACTCATAGCCGTAGCTGTTGTCGTCCGAAGGATAAATATCAAAGATGGCGTTCAGATCTTCTTCTGTAAGCCCATATTCCTGTTTGGCAAACTTCTGATACAAGTCTTCTCGGCTCACGTCATGCAGAACACCGATAAGACTCACGTCATTGTGTCGTGGGTCGCTGCCGCATTCAAAAAACATGTGGTCGGGTTCCATCGCGTCTGTCCATGAATCGGGCATTTCCAGTTCCTTCGCCTCCCAACTCTCTCTGACAAACATCTGACCGCCCATCAGATAGTCCTTGATAGCGTGGTTCAGCACATCTTGCATGTACGTTGTTTGCCAGTTGCATTGCATCGTAGCACTCATCATGTCGCTCAGTTGCCGGGAGTCGCTGTCTCTTGCAAAGCAGACCGGTTCCGTACCCTGCTTGGCATAAAGACCGGCAATAGATTCCAGAATGCTCACCATGATGTTGTTGCTCATAGGTGTCTGGTTGCGCTTCTCCATATAGGTACGCTCCGTCATTTCCTCCCAGTAGCCATGATGGTATACTCTGATGGTGTCGCTCCATTGGTCGCCCATACAGTAGCGCATCGTTCTCGCCCTCGTTTCTCGCACACCGCTCAGGTTATTCCAAGCATTTCTGCATCGGCTGAGTAACTCCTCGTCCTTGCCGTGTTCTTGTCTTCGCTTGCGAGCCTTAACCGAGTCATACTTGTTATGTTGAGGCATCACTTTGCTAAGTGTCAGTATTCTTGCCTTTACCATTTTCTTATACATTATTAATTATAGGCGCAAAAATAGGCAAAAACATGGCTTTCTTTGCCGTGTTCCAACCAACCGCCAAGCGCAAGGTTGGAGCACGGCAAAACTTCTTCAAATTATTTGCATTTTTGCCGAAAAGTTTCAAACAGTATTATAGAGATATGACAAAAGAAGAATTAGCACAGATGAATGAGGAAGGTGGCGCACAACAGGCTCCACCTGCTGAGGCTGCTACAGATGAAACGTCTGTAGATGAGCGCCCTAATCGTACAGCTTTCTCCAAGCGCTTCTCTAATCGCCATTCTGACATCGACTTCGAAGACAAGGAAGCTCGTTATGCGGCAATGAATGATGATGCTGATTTGCTCGGACGGTACGAAGAGAGCGGTAAGGCGTTGTCTAAGGTTTTCGATAAGCACAAGTGGCTCGCTGCTCTGGCGATGGATATGGAGAAGAATCCGGACGATAATCCGTTTGATGCGATGGCTCGCATGGGTATTGACGTTAAAACCTTGCTTGATGATCCTGAAGGCGGCAAGAAACTCGCTGAGATTCTCGCCAAGCACAACGAGGACGTGGCTGAACAGAATGAGGCTACCGAGAAGGTTACTGCCAACATGCGCAAGTCGCTTGAACGCCTGATGAAGCTCTATCCCGATGATGCACAGGATATGTGGTCCCAGATTTACGAGATTCACGACAAGGTAGAGAGTGGCGATATTTCAGATGATATTTGGAAGATGCTCCACAATGCCAACAACTACGATTCTGATATTTCCTCTGCCCGTGACGAGGCGGCTATGCAAGCCCGAAACGAAAAGATTCAGAATAAGGTTCGCTCTTCCAGCACAGAAGGTATTCCTCCTTCTCTTTCTAGTTCTGGCGCAGGAAATAAACCGGCAAAGAAACAGAAACGTGAAAGTTTCTTTGATGATATTAGAAGTAATTAATCCATTAATATATGTATAAAATGAAGAAAAATTGTTTTAAGAATTTTATGAGTGGTCAGTTCGTCTTTAAGATGATTCTGATGCTTCTTGCCGTAGTTACCGGTGGTGGCGTAATGGCAACGGCAGACCTTGTAGAGCCGCAGATTGGCAACGAGGGAGTAAATCCTGCAGACAAAGAGACTGTTGCCCAAAAAGAGCCAGTAGACCCTAATGTTAACGACAGACTTAGCCCTGGTGGAAAAAAAGATGGTCAAGACCTTACAGGCTCCCAGGCTTCTAGTACACAGCTTCGTGAGGGTGGTCTGCTTGATAAGGAGTGGGATAGTGAGATAGTTAAGTTCTATCCTTTCAAGACACCGCTTCTTTCTATTGTTCGCCGTATGGCAAAAACAGTAAATATTAAGAACTGGTCAATCTCGCATCAGCGTGTTGGTGGCGAAACTCTTGATGGACAGACTATTCTGAGAATTGAAACTGCTGACACCATCGAGATTAATTCAACGAACTTCTCTGGTTCTATTCGCCCATTCTATAAAGGCACTACTGTTTTTGCTTCTGGTGTTCCCGGTTATGCTGCTGGCTCACAGACCAAGACAGAGGGTACACTGATGCTTTATGTAATTGAGGCTAACGGTAAAAAAGCGGTTATGCAGGCTGTCAACGGAAAGCCGAAGGTTAGTGGAGACTCAAGAGACAATCTTGACAACATGACTTGCCCGGAAATCCCTGTTGGAACAACGTTCCTTGCTGGTGCATCTGCAGCTTCTGAGTCTCAGCTCACCATTACACCAGAAAACTTCCAGCCACGCGAGAAAGAAGTGTATGTTCAGAAGAAACTCTTGAACATCGTATTTACAGATGACTACGAGAAGGTAAAGAAGGAGCAGCCTATTACAGTTGCCGACTTAAAGACCGATGCTATCATCAAGTATAACCTACGTGCAGAGCGTACTTATTTGCTTGGATGCAAGTCTCGCTTCAAGGCAGAGACCGGCGACGGACAGATTGAAGATGTCTATACCTCTGAGGGTATCATCAATCAGCTCACCAACACATACTCCATCGGTGATACTTATACGCTTGGCGATTTGATTGCTATTTCCAAACTCCAGTTCACGGAATTCTCCGAGAATGATCGTTGTTTTGCCTTCTGTGGTAAGAATGCTATCGAACGTTTGGAGAATATCAAGTTGGAGGGAAGCCATCAGAACGACTTCATTAATCACAACGAGTTCGACCTTACCTTCAAGCGATTCAAAGACACCTTCGGCTCTATTGATTTTGTTTGGACTCAGACTCTCGATCTCTTGGGTATGTCAGACTTCATGGTTATCTTTGACCCTAAGGCTTCTCGCCGATACGTCAAGATTGGCAAGAAGGAGCAGACCAATGATATGTCTAAGGGAGGTGGCGAGGTTCGTGACGCTAAGCGTTGGATTCATCAGGAGGCAGATAGTGTGGCACTTCGTGGTTACAACTCAATCTTGGTTGGTCCTGCTGATAAGATTGCTAAGATTGCCACAGAGTCACTTAATGCCATCATTTCTGCTAAGGAACTTCCTAAGAATCCATCAAAGGGTATGAAGGTTGCGCTCACGCAAAACTACACCTTAAAGGGTACTAATTCTCCTACTGATGATGTCAAGTATGAGGCAGGTACAGTTTTATACTACACTGGCACCGCTTGGGCTATCTATGCTGGTCAAGATACAGCGCAGTAAATTATCACTATAAACCATCGGTGGGCAGGTGCATCTTGCTCTGCCCACCATTTATAAAGAATAAATATGATTAAGACATATAAAGCACGAGTAAATCAAAATAGCATTAGCTATCTGCTTTCAGGTAAGCAGGGTAATCAGGTTCGCTATCCTTTCGCAAATGGTAATGTAATTATAAACAAATATCCTTCACTTACGCTGCGAAACCGATACTGTCAGGAACTTCTAGAGTCTAGCTTGCTTTTTGCCAACAATACTATTGTTCTCGACCATGAGGAAGAAGAGTACCCTGGTGAAAAGGCTAAACTCGAAGAAGAAAAGAATGCCGCATTAAAGTCAACCGTAGATGAGCCGGCAAAGAAGACTACAAAAAAGTCACAGAAAGAGGAGGTAACAGGTATCCGTACATCAGAAGAAATTATTAATTACATAAACAACCGTTTTGACAAGGATTGCAGAACTCTTGAAACTGCTATGAAGCATGCAGACAAGGCTGGTATTATTTTCCCTGATTACGGCAAGCAGTAATATATAATAAGGTGTAAATGAGTATAGAGGAAATCATAAAGGCAGTACGTTGGTGCATAGACGAGGAATCCAACAACACATCGGAAATTACCGATGAGAAGGATGATTTGTATATGGACAACATCATCAAGTCGAAGATAAACGATGCGCTGCATTGGATAGCTATTACTGCTGCATGTTCGCCTGTCCTGTCCGATTCCAAGAGCATAGGCTCGACTTCCGACACAATTCAAGTGTCAGATTTTGATTCTAATCACAACATCGGTGTTATCACCATGCCTTCCAATATGGAGATTATTACCATCAACCGCATTCGTGGCGCTTCTTGGTATAAGGCAGTCACACCAGTAGAGGACACCGATGATGAAGCTCTTATGATGTACGACGATGCCGCCAATGGTACCATTGATCGCCCACAGGCTGCCATCATGCGAGAGAATCCAATCAAGATCCTCATGCAGCCCAAGACTTCAACGGCGGTCATTACCTATGTGGGCGTACCTAAGTCTGTGAGCACAGACGCTTCCACAACAGATGTTTCCATTCCGGACAAACTAAAGAATGCTTTCATCTATTATATCGCCTTTCTGCTCCTCTCAGCCTACGATGATACCAAGGCCAGCCAGATGTACACCATCGCCCTGCAACAGCTAGGCGTAAATCAAACCTCAAAATAAAGACGATATGGAGAATGTAACAGCCACATACGATGCCAATGAACTTGCGTGGGTAACTCCAATCCTTACTCTTCGCCGTGATATTTTCCTAAGAATCACGCTAAGGAAAAAAGGAAAGGTAGTTATCCGTCAGTCAGATGATAAGGGAAATTTCCCTCGCGTCCCAATACGTCGCCACAAGGACACCCAGTTCTTCGAGTTCCGTATCTCGATTATTCCCGATACCGTCCAAATTCAAATATTCACTTCTATAGAACCAAAAGAAATAAAATATGCCTACATTTAGACAAGATGAAAAGCTTGGAACGGAGGTGCCGCTGATAAAGACAGCCGACTTCAACGACAAGTCTGTCACAACAGAGAAACTTGCCGAAGGTTCTGTTACTAATTCAAAGTTAGCACCAGAATCCGTTACACAGGATAAGTTCGACAAGGAACTGCTTAAAATCTTCGAGGCAGCAGCAGGTCTTCCTGAAAATCTTATAGAGACGATACAGAAAGTAGATAGCACGCTTGTAGATCATCAGCGGCAAATCTCTTCTAACGATGATGATATTTCCGACCTGCAAACCAAGACCAAGCAAATCAAGGACACCGTAGATGGCATAGCTGTCAGTGGTGGTGCATCTGTAGGTTCGGCAGTAACCTACGACAATACACAGAGCGGTCTTGATGCTCAAAACATTCAAAATGCCATCGACGAACTCGTCAACAATCTCGGCCACTACGAGACCAATGAGGAGTGGTTGCGTGTCTACACAGATGCAGAAAACAAGTTCCTTTGGGGCATCCGTGTAGATGGTAGTATAGACTGGGCAGTCGGTATTCCTAAGCCTATTCAGAAAGCTCTCAATGAAATCATCGCCAACAACGAGACCTTCCAGCAAACCCTAACCGAAGCTATGGAAGCATACAAGGCAACCATTGACGAGAAGGTTGCGGCCATTGATAAAAAGAAGGTAGACAAAGAGGAAGGCAAGTCCCTTATTGAGGATGAAGTAAAAGAGCGCTTTAGAGTAATTGAAAATGAGGAGTTCATCCATGCAGTAATAGATTCTGAGGGTAGACTTCTCTTTGGTATCTACAGAGACTCAGGAAAGCCATATTTTCCTCTCAATGAAATGTATCACGTTGAGCAGAATGAAGAGTTCCTTTGGGTTATTCTTGATGCTGCTAATCATCCTCTTCTTGGTATTCAGCAAGATGGTACTTGTTGGGCAGCCAAGGCTCAGTGGCTTGATGATATTAAGGCTATTAAGGAAGCTCTTAAAACCTTCCAGCCAAAGGAAGATGGTAAGGGATTGATAAACCTTGATATTGCAGACAGCTTCTTCTATATCTCTAACGATGAGTATATCATCGCAGTAGTAGATGCAGAAAACAGAATCCTTGCAGGAATCAAGTATGATGCACAGCCATACTTCCCTAACCATGAAATGTACTCTGTAATAAACAATGAGGAATGGCTCTATGCTATTATTGATGCAGATAACAAGGTTCTTGGTGGTTTCCGTGCTGATGATGGTCACATGGTTGTTGGTGGTATTGACATTAGTACTTTTATCACCAATGCCATTATTGATATAGCAGACATCAAAGAACGTACTACTCATCTTTCTGCAATAGAGAATGACGAATATCTTTCTGTTGAGACTGATGCCAATGGTAAGGTGATAGGATATATTGCTCCCGATGGTAGCCATTATCTCTATAAGGTAAAGTCTGAGACTATTCCAACAGAGTTTTCTCATATTGAAGACCCAGAAGGAAGAACTGAGATTACTACAGATACAGAAGGTAAGATTCTTGGCTACCGCAATGGTGAAGGAGTACGCTGTGAGGATAAAATGAATATTAACAACTTAAATGTTGAAAATTTAAATTTGGGGAATAATGCACAAAAATATGTGCTTGATTTCATCAATTCACAACTAAAAGAGGTAAATATTAGAAAATGGCATTTACCAAGTTATGGTGCAGTAAACATTAAGCAGGAAACTTTTTTTCTAACTGCTAATGATGGGTATTCAGACAAAACTGGTATTTATCCTATAGTTATTAATGAAGATACACAAGAGAATGCTAAAAAAGGTCTGACTGTCTTACAGTTCTTTGTTAAATCCACATTGAAAGATGAGGGAAACGGAGTTTACTCTAAGCTGGATAATAGTGTCGGGTTAGACTTTTATGTACCATCAAAAGTTACCTATGTAAATGAAGTTCCTTATGTGACAAGTTCTTTGACTAAGAATGAAATTGATGGAACCTATAGTGTTAATGAAACAAGTATAAAGGTTACAAAGATAACAGATTCTCCAACAATAGGTGCATGGTCAGTAGATAAGAAAACAGAACATCAGTGTGTGGTTGAAATTGGCTTCGGTCACTATCTGAATGGAACTTATAATATAGGTGTAAAGTATCAAGGTTCCTCAACGCTCTATAACAGAAAGCGTAACTTTAGATTTACTTTCTATAAAGATTCTAGTTACTCCAAGAAAGATAAGATTAAAATTGGAGAAATGGTGCGTGTTAGTGGTTTTAATCTTAAAGCAAATTATACAGATAATACGCGAATAAAAGAACTCTTGATGAATAGAATTTTTATGTCTATTTGGGAAGACAGAGGCAAACTTCATAGTTATCCATGGGATACAGAAGAAAGTCCTTTCAGTGGTGCTACGGGTATGATAAAGGGATTTCCTATAAGAGTCAATATTGGAGGTAATTTTTATGGTATTGATATTTTCGGATTGAAAAAGGATGAAAAGAACTATCTTCTAGATGGAGATACTAGTGGTATGATTGTTAGTGGAACACGTGGAAACACAAATGACCCTAATAACTGGACTGCCGCAAAGCCAGAAGATTGGGAAGATGAGATGAATGATGAATTGACAGAATCAAACAAGCAGGCTTTAACAGACTTCTTCTCATTCATCAATTCAGGAAACTTCACTAAGGAAAGTGTACCACAAAGAATGTCTGTAATAGATTGGATTGATTATTTTATAGGGTTGCAGGTATTTTTGATGAGGGACAACACTTGTCGTAACATGATTCTTTATGCAAAAGAGGATAAGAAAAAGCTATATCCGTTTTTCTACGATTTAGATTTGTCATGGTTCTTCTATGATAATAACTATAATTTAGATATAATGACTAGTTCTTATGCTGTTGATATGAGTTTGTGGGAGAACTTCAAGTCTTTATATGAAGATGAAATTAGAAACAGATATGCTTATCTACGTGAAAATATTTTGTCAATAGAAACTATTCAGGCTATGTATGAAGATATTGCAAAAGATATTCCACTTGTTGATATTGCATTGGAAAAAGAAAAATGGGGACAATGTAATGTCAATTCAATGAATACCTATATCTCTGTATTAAAAAAGAGATTGAATTGGTTAGATAAAGAGTATTTTAAAATTTAATATATTATATTATGGGAAAATGTTTAGTAACAAGACTTAACGGCATTGTCGCAAATGAATCATTGCTACATGTCGGAGAAATGGTAGTAGAAGTAGAAGGAGTTAACGCTAGTAGTGTTTTATTCAACGTTTTAGGCGGTTCTGTTTCATGCGATAGAAGTTTTATGCTAGGTACAGAAACTGTAAATGCTAATGAAAAAAGAAGTTTAGCCAATAATTGGTATGATATAAAATCTATTGATGCTGGCTCATACAAGTTTCACTTCTTTGATAAATATTCTATTTTAGGCTTTATTCAAAAAGCATTAACAGCTTCATACGATGGACTTTGCTTCTTGAAAACTGCTAAGGTAATCAATATTAATACATCTAATTATTTTGATTTATCTAATATTGCTTCTTCAGCAAAACTGACAAAATTGTCTTTAAACGGAAAAGTCGCTGGAGATATTTCTTGTTTGCATGACTTAACTGCTCTTGTATCATTAATTCTTGGGGGGGATACTTATGGAGATATAAGTAGTGTTAGAAGTAAATTGTCTTTACTAGAATTAAGAATTGTCAGTCCTAAAATTACTTTCAATTCAGATAAATTAAAAGAATTTTCTGCTTTAGGTAGTTTTATATATGAAGGAAGAACAGCTGTTGACTTTGGAGATATTGCTACACTTGGAAACGACTTTAGTTATATTGATTTAGATACACAGGCTAAAATTAAATGGACTACTCGTAACAGTCCTGCCAAGATAATTAGTATAGGTAAAAGCCCTGCATTAGACAACATAGACAAGATGTTGCAAGACCAGGCAACATGTGAAACTGGTTTCACGTCTTCTTCACCATCGTGGAAGAAGGTGATTACAGCTAAAGGTACTCGAACATCTGCATCAGATGCTGCTGTACAGACATTGCAGAGCAAGGGTTACACAGTCTCAATAACTCCTGCATTAGATATTGTTTAATATTAATAAAGAAAGGAAACAAGATATGAATAAGTTAACAAAGAAGTATAAGGTAGTACATGAGGGGACAAAGATGATGTTCCCTCTCACAGAGGAAGGTGACAATGCTGAGGTATTCCCAGCAGTAGGTGCCACCGCAGTAGAGTTTGACAAATACTCAGAAGCCAAGGCTTACGTAGATGAGCATAACTTGGTGTATGAGGAACCAAAGTATGGGGAGTAAACTGTACAGATAAAGAAAAAGGGTGAGTCAAAAGATTCACCCTTTTCTTTTGCAGCAAGCCTGCACTAATCCACCAAGCAAATAGCAAGCTTCCTCACCATACATATTTATCAAAAACTGTTCAGAAATATGCTGAACAATATGTAGCATTTCGTGGCTGAGGCTGTTCATGTATTCAGCCTTTGAAGTAGCCCACCCAATCACAACCACCGTTTTTCTTATATCAACATTAGAATAGGTTATCCCTTTATTGGCTTCACCTTCGAGCACGAGATTACAGGCATCTTCGAGAGGAATGCCGGCGCATCCCAAATCCCGAAGATGCCTTCTTACCTTCATGGCATCCTTAGAATGAACATCATACATCACATGTACCGTCCAGTCATACCTTTCCAAATATATCTCCTGCTCAGTCATTCAACTAATCAATAATCACTAATAATTAATCACTAAAGAATTTCTTCCCAAGGAATGCCCACACCATTGAAAGATGTGTCTGCATAGAAGCGATTGAAGATGAAACCGTCCTGCTGATCCTCATCATCTACGTAGTCTTTGATGAACTGGGCCATCTGCTTTTCTTCTGTTATAGACGAGCCGTAGAAATCAGCTAGACACATGTGTGCGATGTAAACCGCATCATATCCCACATTATTTTCCAGCACGATATTATTCTTCTTCAAGATGTCCTCAATATCATCCTTGCTCATCATGCGGATAGGCTTACCGTTCTTCCGCATCTGCTTCACGGCCCACTCACACATCTTCTTATTGAAGTGCCAGCCATTGTAGCGAAGGTAAGCCCTCATTTCTTCCGGCTGATAATCGTAGGCGTTCAAAGATTGTCTGTATTTTCTTTCCATAATCTTTCTGATATTAAAAAGGGTTTGGTAACGAAATCTGTTTCACTACCAAACCCCAAGTTAGTTAATACTCGTCGCCGTAGCTTCGATAATCACGTTCTCCACGGTCTCTGTCTTCACGTTGGCGCATGTCGTCGTACTCTTCATGCTCTCGCATACCACTTCTGCCTCCACGACCTCTGTAATCGGGCATGCGGTTGCGCTCGCCGTATCGGTCACGTCTGCCTTCACGCTTCATTTCGCCCAGGCAATTCATCGCCTTATCCAAGTAGCGAAAGCCCTTCTCCACGTTCTCATACAAGCCATCAAACTTGTCTTCTGTAATCTCAACCATTATCATAATTTTAAGATTTTTAAAGTGAATAGATAGGAGATTACTTGGTTATCGCCTGTTGGAGCAATCCCATCATCTTGTCGAGCTTGCCCTCCATGCCGGAAACCTTGCCTTCCAGCTTGCTGATCTTCTCAGTCTGTTCCCTCTCCTTGGCTATCTGGGGGTTGAGTTGCAATAGCATTCCCTCACAAGAATCAACGACTTTCTTGTGGTAATCTACGCTCTCCAGTATCGCCTTGGATTGTCTCAGCATCGTATCGACCTCTGCACTCATGGCTTCCTTGTTGTCGCTCACCACAAGATTCTTGTCGTTGGCTATCTGTCCGTTAGCAGGTAGCTGCTTGAAATCCACCTCCTCATCGTTCAGCTTCACCTTCACATCAACCACTGTCTCCATAGGCTGAGGCGTGAAGCCATTGTTGAAGGTAGGGTATTTCGTCTGAGGATTGCTTACCGAAACAACCTGACCAATCTGCAAGTTCGGGTTTTCGCCCTTATCTAGGACATAGAATAAAGAATTTGTTCTTAAACCTTGAAACATAATGTAATCTCCTATTATCTATTCTTTTTGTTAAACAATACCCGTCATTAGCTGAAGGGTGTTAGTGTCTCTCTCAAACCAGAGCTGAACAACTCCAGTTCCCGGCACGTCTGCAACCGTTAATGCCTCACCATTGAATTTGGTTACGGCTTGGGTTGCGCCGTTGGTCTCGAAAAGGATAGGCAGCGTACCAGTCGTTCCAGTCGGAATAGCCTGGCGCAGATTTACGAAAATCGTTCCTCTGTAGCTGGTATTCACGAAGGCGTGGTTTTTAAAGGTGAACACCACATCGGCAGTATTCACCTTCACGCCAGTAGAAGCGATAGCCGCCGAACCGTTACGATTCACCCATGTATAAGGTCTTAACCATAACATAGCAGCCTCCTTTCTTTAACCCCAGAATCCTGCATTGTTGGCAGCATTCAAACCATACAAACCTGCCTGATAAGCCACGCAGTTAGGAACCGCAGTAAATGGGCTGTAAGGGGTGGTTACTGTCTCCGGCAGCTTGCACTTGATGCCAGCTACCTCATTCTGCAGACCTGCCAATACCGCATTAATTGGTGCTACCGCCTGACCAACAATCTGAGAAGTCATGGCAGAAGACTTAAAGGTACTGTTCTCCTCACGCAGAGAATCAATCTTGTTCTGCATTTCGCGCATCTCAGCCTGCTTCTGACCGTCAACGATGGTCTGAGTGCTTTCCTTGATAGCGTTATGCAAATCGCAAGTCTGGCGCTGAGTTTCGTAAGCTACGTTAGAGAAGCCACGCTCCTGACCTACAGCCACGTTGTTGATGGCATTCTGTAAGGTACCAGTCTGCTGGCAGATAGCCAAGCGGTTCTCGCAGCAGCAGTTTGCAATCTGCTGAGCAATCTGCATGTTACCCTGCTGCAAAGCATTGATGGTCTGCATGCCACTCATACCTACCTGATTACCTACACTCTGAACCTGAGAAGTCAAAGCAGAAATGGCATTCTGAATCTGACCTTCGGTACAATTGAGCTGAGTAGCCAAATTGCTGAGCGCATTACGATTACCACCGATGGCATCCATCAAGAGGGCACGACCATTGTCGTTGTTAATCTCGTTAGCAAGACCGCCACGGCCGTTATTGCCGAAGCCACCCCAGCCATTGCCACCCCAACCCATAAGGAAGAAGAGGAAGATAACCCACATGAACCAACCACCTTCACCGCCGAAGCCATTGTTGCCCTTCATGGCGAGAAGCACATTTGGATCTACACCCTGCTTCTGGAGCAGAGGAGCAAGAAGTCCAAGCATTCCGTTTGAACCTCCGTTTTGGTTTTCACCAAAGATGTATGTCTTAGATTCTGACATAATAAATTAGTTTATTCGTTTCGTTCACTATTGAACTTGGTGCAAAGTTACGAAGAAGATGAGGCTCTGCCTAACTATGCTCAAAATAAAATTTTCGCCATCAAAGCCACTGTTCCTCAGCATTTTATGCTGAGTCACCTCCTGCTCGTTTATTTAGCATAAGTCTAAACTATACAGAAAATACCCCGAACCCGATACAACCTATCAATATTTTCCGTACTTTTGCAGAAAATAACGCTTAACTATTTATGATTATGAAGAAATTAGTAGCATTGTTTTTCGTTATAGCCCTAACATCTTGTGGTTATAAGAAAAGCATAGGGGATAAAGTATATATTCAATTTGTAGGTTCAAGCGGTCCAAGAATAACGGTTGCTCATTCAAGACCAGATTGTACCGATATTGATTCATATAAGGAAGTATCATTAAAGGATTGTTATGCTATGACCGTTTGTGCTAAATGCGTAAAAGAGGAAGATGCACATAAAATATTAAAGGAGTGAGCCTTGCGCCCACTCCTTTCTTTATTTATTCCAATCTATCCAGTTCATCCACCGCATCCATCATGATCCTGTCAATATTCTGATTAGCGAAGTTGATGCTCTCGGTATCAGAAGATTTATCTCTGAGCTTCTTCCATCGTTTCATCTGCTTCTCTGCCAGCTCGATGATTCTAACCTTGGCAGCCTCCTTGGAGTTTTGGAAGTGATAATACTCACCTATATTCGTGATTCTCTTGTCAATCGGAACGTTCTTCGATTTCAGTCGGTCCACGTTGGCCATGGTCTTTTCCATTTCGTCCTTGTAGTTATACCACTTGCTCTTCGTTCTCTGCAAACTGCTCTGCTCACTAGGCGTATAAAGAAGAGAGCGAAGGAAAGGAATATCCTTGGTTTCCGTGTCGCTTCCGTGCTTAATAACACCGATAGCTCGCTCTGTAAAGGTAGCAGCGCCACCACCTATGCCACCGATGTAATGATTCAGCATACTAGGGTTCGTTACCATATCCAGGAAACTGTTGCCCAGCATATCCTCATTACCCTTGTCTACATCGTTGGTCTGTGCATTCACCCATTTATTCACAGCCATATATCCGTCAGGAACACCCTTGTAGGCTCTCTGCCAAGCAGGGGAATTTTCATTCCAGTCACCACGTCTTTCGATAGGCGCGCCCTTCCAGTCGGTGTTTAACTCCCATTCCACGAAAGGAGATAGGGCAGAAGGAGAGATAGCCTTGATAGCCTTGATTGTTTCATTCAATGGCTCCTTGCCAGCCGAAGAGTTACCGAGATAGTCCATCACCGGCACAAGCTGCGACATACAGCCCACGGCATCCAAGGCAGGGTTCTTCTGTCCGCTTACGTTTGGCGAGAAGGTCAAGCCAGCCGCCAAGTCGCCAAGACCATAGAAGGCTCTCAACTCAATAGCAAGCGGAATAGTAACAAACTGACCGCCGCCCTTGTAGATACAGAGATTGTTTCTTCTCACGTAGTCAGGCAGCTCGCCGTATGGGTCCTTCACTCCCTTTCTATCCTTCTCGTCCTCACTCGCAATCAGCACATTGTTACCAAGTGCAGCCAACGCACCGAGGGCAAAAGGAATGGCAAGCATATTGATAGAAGTACCCACAGGATGATTCTTCAAGTTCTTCACAAGAAGATTTGTACTCTGAATACCGGCATTGAAGAACATAGAATAATGTCTCAGATAGCTAGCCGTAAATCCGTAAGCCCATCTTGCAGCCGCCTTGCTGCCAGTCATTTCTCCGTTCTTGAAACTCTTGATGGCATCACCGCTACCATGGCGGTTGAAGTTGGTAGATACCTCCTTCGCATCATAGACCGAACGGATGATAGAGCGGTTACTGTCTCGGCTCGCACAATAGGTAGCAAATCGGGCGATATTCTCAGCCACCTCGTTGATGTTCGCCAGATTTCCGAAGAAGAAGTCACGAAGGACAGCACCGCCCTTGTCAATCTTGCTTTTTTCGCCCTTCACATCTTTTTTGTATTCCTTGGTCCAATCCTGCATGTTCTTGATCTGAACCCAACCGGTTTCGCCGCCGTTCTCCATGAACTCCTTGAAATATCGCTGAACCTTGTCGCTCATATCAAGTGTTCCGTTACGATACTTGGCAAATAAGCCCAAGCCAGTAGTTCCGCTCAAATCCTTGAAGCTGATATTCGATGCACCCTTATACAAGCCCAACTGCGCATAGTACTTCGCCCATAGCGCACCATATCTTGCACCCTCCTTGGAAGTAACGTTGCTCGATGCAAACTCCGCATCACGCATGATGTTTCGCATCACGAACTCAGGGTTATAAGATGTACACAACTGCGCCATCATTCTTGAAATAGAACTCAATGGTTTCATGATTCCCTTGGCACCCGAGTTCTCCAGCAATCCATTCAGAGCCTGCGCCGCTCTAGGATTTCCGTTGATAATAAAGGTATGGGTCCTTCCGGCAATCTTCACATCTACGATATGCTGCGATTTATTCTCCGCTCTTTGGAACTTATAACCAATCTTGTCTCTGCGATAAACCTTGTATGCCATACCCTGTGATTCCTTCATCTTCATATCCTTGTTGAAGTCTGAAACAATCTGGTTGATTTCGTCAGCTGTAGCGCCCTCTGGAATATCAGGGTAACGCTCATAGACGATGTTCACAACAGGGTCCTTCTCATACCATACGCTTGTTTCGGTAATCAGATTATTGCCCGAATTATTTCGCGCGAATCTTGCGAAAGCCTGACGGATAGCATTCATACCACCGTTCTTGATGGCTCTGTTGCCCATCGCACCAATCTGCGCCAGTACGTTTGTTTCGCTCAGATACTTGTGTCCTCTCGCTCTCATGATCGTGCTTCCGATATAGCTCTTCGGGTCGCCCTGCTCAGTAATGTAGCCATAAGTATCTTCTGCCGTAGCCTCATCATACTTTCTCAAAGGCACATACCAGTTGAACATATTCGATACATGACCATGCAATTCCTTGCTGATGATACCATTCTTGTAGTCGCTGTCAATAGAATACTGGGTAGCATCCTTCACCTTATCCCAATAGTCCTTCACAGCTCCCTTCTTGATGCTCTCCATCTTCGCTTCTGAATCCATCACGCTCTGAATAGCCTCGGAATCATTGTAAGGGTCAGAAGATTTCGCCACTTCCTGAATAGCGTGCATACCCGAATAGTCGTGCTCGCCAGCTTCGAAGTCAGCATCAAAGTGGTTTCTGATACTCTCATCCAACTGTCTGTAGTACTCCTTCAGGTCGATGTTGCCATCCTTCAACTCGTTGTCAAGATACTCCTTATCGCTATAATAACTATTTTCCAAGAAGTCAGCATCCTGCTTCTTCTGCTCGTCCATCCTCATCTTTTTAAGGAAGTCACGAACAAAGAACTCTCTGTTTCGCTCCAAACCATGCTTGGTAATCATGTAGATATTGAAGTTTCTTATCTTCTCATCGTCTTTCTTGCCATCGAAAGCATCCAGTACGCCGGCCATGGCCTTGTCAAGAGGCTTCATCACGTTGTGCTCAAACATCTGAGCCGCATCACTCATCGCACCCTGCATGGTGTTCTGCAGTATATAAGGATTCTCCGAAGAAGCAATATCCTCAATCTTCTTGTCAGGCACAATCGCATTCATCAACTTCTTCAAAGAAAGCATATTGTCCATATAGCTCTCGGTGAACATATAGCCGTGCTCATCAAGTGAACGATGGTATCTGTCAAGTGCCGTGCCGGCAGATGGGGTAGTACGGAAGTGAATCTCACCATCTGTAGCCTCATTCCACTCAGCCTTTGTAAGATTATCCATACTTCTAACCTTTCCGTCATTTCCGTAGAACATGCCATCATGCGCCACGACAGCAGGCATACGCTCATGGTCGAGACGGTATTTCACCGCCTCGGCTCTCATCTTCCAATAAGGATCATTTGGATTCTTCTGCAAGTTCTTGCTCAACCAGAGCAAGTACTTCACATCTTTAGTATTAGGAGCAACACGATAACCGATTTCATGAAGGAAATCAGATACCTTATTCTTGATGCCATTCCAGAAACCCGGTTCACCCTTGCCATCCTCGGCGAGTCGGGCTATGCCTTCCTCAATAGCATCATAGATATTCAGAGGATTGAACTTTCTCTCCTCATCCACCAGCTTCTTCAAAGCCGCATTCTCAGACTTATCCAAGTCGTACCATACTTCCCGAAGGAACTTGTCGAATCGTTCATCACCAAACAACTCTCTCATTCCCTTGTGTCCAACCACCTCATGCCAGATAGTCTTCTCGGCAGTATATCTGTCGTGGATATTAGGCATGTAAAGATGCACCTCGCCAGTCTTCTCATCATACCAACCGGTTATCTTTCTGCCATCCTCAATAGCTGCCTTTGCCGACTTGTTGGTGATTTCATCAACTGATGAAACCATGTTCACCTTTGCGCCAGTCTTCTGAGCCACCTTTTCGATATGGTTCTCAACCGATGAAGCAGGGTAGTTGCTTTCGCCGTTATCTGTGCGGAACTTGGTGCCGCCATTCTTGCCCCATTCCTTGTAGGCATCCTTTGTCATTTTTACGTTGACGAACTTAGCCTGAGGGAACTCCTGTTCCAGTTCAGCCATCTGCTTCAAGAACTTCTCCTTGGTTTCAGGGTTCTGTCTGCCTTGCTCTACGGTAGTGATAGGCACACCAAGTTTTACAAGCTCTCTCAACTGGCTAGGGGTAACTACATTCCAAGGGATAGCCAATCCTGTTCCTCTCAGTTGGTCGGCGATTTTCTCAGCAACCTCCTCGTCAGGCAATATTCTTACTGCCTTTCTCCATCTAGAGAGCATCACGCTTCTCTGTCTGTCCTTTGGCAGAAGGCTGTTTACTGTTCCAGAAGTCCAAGGCACCAAGCCCACAGAGTTCTTTGCGCCCTCGGCGTGATAGCCGCTAGTCTTCTCGCTCTCAGGAATCTCCCATTCTACAACCTTGATGTTGCCTCTAGCGTAAGCGCCAGAGAACTGATCGTTCATCACCGAAGTAGAAGTGTGCATGTAAGGGTTATAAGCCGCTGGCACTGGTCCTTCACCTGCCCCAGGGTTCTTATCGGTCTTTACAAGTTGGAACTTACCGTTCTTCACAAGGTCAGGTCGCTCGTCTGCGCCCATCCAAGCACCAATCTCTGTAGCATCAGTACGCTTTCCGTCAATGATAGCAGCCATAGGGGAGTAGAGCTTACCGTCCACCTCCTGCATTCCGCTATACATTCTGAAAGTCTTCTCCTTGTTTAGGCGGTCCAGTTCATCCTTGTCGGTAACTCTGTAGGCATAGCCGTTTTCCTCAATGTCATTCATGGCAATATCATCAATCTTTTCATTGAAATCATCCATGATGTCATTGAGAGCCTTATCCATCTTGCTTTTATCAGAAATTTCAAAGAGTTTATGCCATGCGTTCTTTACAGCTTGCCACAAGGAGTTATCGCCTCGGTTGCGCAATTCGTTAACTGCGTTCATGATTCGCTCACCTAAAGAAAGGTCAAGTATCTTTCTCTGCTTTCCACCTGCCATTTCAGCAGCAAATTCATACTCATCCTTACCACCATAGTTACGTCTCTTTCCTTCCTCCCAAACAATTCTACCATCAGCCTTAGCCTTATTGTAAATATCAATAACAGTCTTTACAGCTTCAATCTGCTTAGGAGTAAGCATACCTTCTGCCTTTCCGTCCTTTACAAGGTGGATGGCACCCATAGTAGCCTGATGAATTAACTCATGCAGAATGGTATGAGCCGCCTCTTTAGGGTTTGTGTATGTTCTAGAAAGAGTATCAATAAAGAGATTAATGTTTCTTTCTGGTGTAGCTTCACCAACATTGCCTCTCTCGTCACCCTCGTCCATGCCACCAAACTCAACTCCGAGTCGCTTGGCTATATCGCGCGCCTTCTCAAAGAGTCTTCTTGTGCCTTCTTCTTTTGCTTGATTTGTCGCCTCAAAGAGTCTAGATATATCTGCAAAAGAGGCTTTAGCTCCTCTTCGCAATCCATAGCCATCTGCGAGAGCTTTGGCTCGAACTTCTCGATAGTCCATTTCTCTCCTTGCGGCAGTTTTGGCAGCTTCAAGTTCAGCTCTTTTAAGTTGCACAAGATGCGTTCTACCTGCTTTCTCTCGGTTTCCAAAAGTTCGTCCCCAGAATCTAACTTCATCTTCTAGTCCATTTAAAGTGTAAGTAATTTCAGAAGCCTTGTATCTAGAAAATTCTGAGGTATAATAGTCAAGATGTCTGTTAAACTCGGCTTTATCCTCATTCGACAAGTCCTTAGTCAACTCGTCAACTCTATCATCAAACTTCTTTTCAATCTGCGAAGATACATTTTTATCTACATCTTCCGGAATGATTCTACTATTCTTAACATCTTTTGTATCTGTTTTAGAATACTGCATACCTCGATCCTCACGGAAGTGAGTGCCTTCATCCTCAGAAGTCTTGCGCTCCTCCTGCACCTTCACGCCCATTTTAGACAGGCGGTCCAGTACTGGCTTCAACTGCTCTGGCTTAAACTCAGCAAGCATATTGTTGCCTCTGGTCTCGAAGTTATTGCCATTAACCAGTTTCAGCAAATCTTCATCCATGAAGTACTTGCCGCCCTTCGCCTTGCTCTTCGGCACACGAAGCTCGTAGAAGTTGCCACGATTGTTGTCTATGCGCTTCACCTTTACTTCACCATCCGATGAAGTAACCTCGTCAATACCGCCGTGCCATGATGAAAGTTCAAACTTATCTACCACGCTGTTGATAGGCGCATCTGTAGTTAAGCCCTTAGGGTCGAATCTATCTGGCATCAAGATACCAGTTTTCACCTCGCCAGTATCAGTTGTATATTTCACCAGCTGACCGCCCAAGCCCTGATCCTTGCTGTCAACCAAAGCCTGCATCAGGTTACCGGTCACGATATAACCATTCTTGCGGCTCTCATTGCTAGTCAGTCTATCCCAGTTATCAAAGTTTTGGTTCAATACTCTGAGATGGCTGTCTCCCATACCGGCAGCCTGCTTGGTCATGCGGTCGATAGAACCGATAATATCCACCTTGTTTTCACCAGAACCCACCTTGCCCGCGATAGGGAAGGTAATCTTTCTTCTTCCATCCAAGGTAGCAAAGGAAACGGAAGAGGCGTTAGGCGAGTAGTTATCAGTAATCTTGATGTCAATAAGTCTACCATAACTGTTACCGAATCCGCTCAACTCGTTAGGGTTATTCATATCCGTAGGCAGAACGAAAGTCTGGTTTGTATCGAAGGTATCAAGCACACGCTCAAACATTTCTGCCTTGGCTTTCAGGTTCTTCATCACATCGTTCAGCTTATCTTTCTCCTGCTTGTAGATGTTGTCATACTGATAGCCAGCCATCTTCTCAATCTGCTCATCGCTCATGCCCGAATCCTTCTGACCCTTCTTGCCATCCTTGATATACTTCTCCTTAGCCTTGGTTGCAGCCTTCACGGCACGCTCCTCATACTTCTGAGTCTCGTCCGCAATCTTCTGGTCGAAGTACTCCTTCACGGCAGCCTTCTTATCGGTCTTGTATTCATCCCAAGTCTTGCCGCCAGTCAAACCATCCTGCGAAGCCTTCACCTCAGAAGCCTTCATAGGTTTCTTCAAGATGGCCATGTTCACCTTTTCTATATAAGTATTGTCGGCAAAGGCGTTATCGCCGCCCGGCTCTGCACCCTGTTTCCAAACTTCCTTGCGGAGAGTCTTAGCCTTCAGAGGCAGCTCGGTAATCTCAAGGTCATTTTCGCCCATTTCGTTGAGTCGCTGAATCTCGTTGGCATAAAGCTCGCCAATCTCCTGCAACATCTTCTCCTGCTCAGAAACCCTCAGCAGAGCCATACGACCAAGCAACTTGCTTGCATCGGCACCAGCTTCGCCATCACCAACACCGCCACCGCTAGCAACAAGAGTCTGCGGGTCGATTCTAGACAAATCATCGCCATTACTCTTTTCCCATCCGAATGGATCAGCCATGCGAGCATAAAGGTCAAGATGCTCTGCCATATACTCACGAACCACCTTATCACCATATTTATTGGTAATATCGGCAACTTCCATTTCGTTGAACTTACTCTTCTGAGAAGAAGTTGTATTGGCATCAAGTGACTTCAACTTAGCCTTAAACATCATCAGCAGTCGCTGCTCGGCAGGGATTAGGGAAACCACATACTCGTATGCGCCTCTAGCCACCTGACCGGTTCGGTCGATGCGTCCACGCATCTGAACTTCATCGTTTACGTCGAGCTGCTGCTGCGCCACGATCATCACACGCTTCTTCTGATCCTTATACTTGCTCGAAGCATGAAGGGAAATACCGGTTGCTGCACTCTTGTTGAGAATAAGCGCATCAATCTTACCATCGTTAAAGTCGCGCGCGAGTTTCTTCTTGTCTGTGTCAGCACGCTTTACCTTGGTAACAGTTCCGTTGTCGTTATAAACAAACTCGGTCTGTCTACCGGTCAGTTCGCCAACCTTATAGCCGGCCTTCTGCAGTTCGTTCTTGATAACATCAATAGGGGAGAGTGAAAGACCGGTACTTGTCTGCTCAATCTTCTTTTCCAGTTCGTGATAAGCCTCAACTGCCTCATCGCCCAAATCCGAAAGCTTGATGTAGCCGCTTTCACTATTATCCTTTGCGTCCTTCTGAGTATATCGAAGTGTACCCTCCAGACCCTTTTTCAAAGATGTACCCAAGTCTGGTGCGTCCATTTCCTCACCAAGCGCAAGGTTGCCTGTCTGCGATTCGTTGGTATTGTTCAACGCAATCACAGGCTTCATGCCCTGCTTCAAATAGTCGATGGCACGTTCTGCAGCAGACTTCGCTTTCAAGGAGAGAAGTACCTGCTGAACGGTATTGAATGCCTTGCTTGCAAAAGGCTGATTCTTGATTCCCAGGGCAGCCGTACCCTTCTTGATTCCCATAGTAGACTGAATGGCAGCCAGCTCATCATTACGCTCATCCACGTAACTTGAAACATATTTCTTTTGGAAATTGATAATATCATTAAACAATCCGATGATACTGTCATACTGTTCTCGCTGCTCCTGCACTCGCTCAGGATCATCAATAGCCTTCCAGTCGATGGTTACGCCAGTCATATCTCGTTCACGGCGAATCATCTGACCGCATTGTGTCAAGGTCTGGCTCATGATTTCCTGCAAGGTTGCACCACCACGCTTTACCGCATCAATCAAGTCGGATGATTTCATACCGCCCTCGTTCATGGCAGTACGCAAAGCATAGATAGGCATGTTGTCTGGTCTCTTGGCAAAGGTTGCAGAGAAGAAGGTAACGTTCTTTGCCTTCTGAATAATGTGTTGGAAATAGTTTCCCTGTCCGCTATTGCCACCAGCCGTGTGGCTTTCGTCAAGGATAAGATAGGCGTTACCCATCAGTTTTTCAATGGCATCACGTCTTCTTTGTCCGCTAAGGGCAGCAGCGCCGAATGTCTTACCCTTTGCAAGTTTCTTCTCTTTTCGGGCACCATTCTCGTCAAACTCATACACACCATTGCTTACTTGGCTGTAAGTAGTCAATACATAGTCATATTCGTCTGGCAGTTTTCCGTTCTTTTCGATGTAGTCGAGCACACGCTTCACCTCGCTCTTCGATGGCAAAGCAAATACAACTTTTCCGTCTGAGTCGGTAATGGCAGCTTCCTTGGCACTACCGAATACAAATGGTCTTAGGTCTGGGCTCCCAATATCCACCAAGTCACGGTAAACATCACTCAGCAATCCTGCTGTCTTGGTGAAATATACAGGAACCTGACCCTGCTTCTTGGCGTATCTGATAAGCGAAGCAGCCTGCCTTCCCTTACCGATACCAGTCATATCGCCGATGATAAAGGCGTTGCCCTTCTTAGCCTGCTGCAAGGCAAGGGCTACAGAATCAACCTGCTCTGCGGCAAGATGAGAATACAAATCATCCTTATCATTATAGCCCAGTTCATCAACAAGGAACTGGTCGGCATCGCCCAACTTTTCAAGATTCTTGTTTACTGCCTCCTGCTGGTCGGCAGGCATCACGGCTTTCAGAGTGAATGGATTTCCACTCTTAGGGGTATAGGTAACTTTCTCTGTACTTAGTCCACGTACGGATTTGTCCACCCGCTGTAATTGTCCCCGTGGTCCGCTTCCGCTCCCGGCGTTGGCAGATTCATCAGCACTTGGCTGAGCGTCATTCCGTCCAGCTCCTCCTGATCCATTTCCTCGCTGCTCATTGGTTCCAGTGGTTGGTTCTTTGCTTGGAGAAGGCTCTGTCCCTGTTCCGTCTGCTCTACTATCTCCATTAGGAAGTTCTCCATCTTGTCTTGGCTCGGTTCCTCGTTGATTTTCCAAGTCATCATTGGTTCCTGATACGGAAGTGGAGTCAAATAGGTCAGACTCTCGCTTACCATCTGGTTTGCTTCCTCCTCGTTTTCCTGCTCGTACTCCCTCTTTAGGAGTACCAGTAGCGCCTTGTTTATCAAGTTCTGGTTGAGCACTTCTTGTTTCTCCTCCGATGGAAGAATCCATCCGTTCACCTCGTAGTATATCATCTTCAATTCGTTTATAAAGTTCGTCATAATCTTTCACGGTTTCAGCTCTGGCCTTATCCTTTACTGGTGGAAAGGCATTCTCGTTCAAGCGTCTTCCGTTTATTAATATAATACGTGTAGGGTAGCTGGTTCCCTGTTTTGCATAGAGACTTCCATCCACATTAATCACGTCCTCCACATTATAGTGGCTATAGAGATAACCAAGGAAAGCCTTATCCTTCGGATTCAGACTTCCGTTCTTGGCGTATTCTGTCTTGCCGCCGATGATAATGGCAGCACGGCCATCGTCCTTCATGCTCTCCAAGGCATTGATAGCCATCTGTCCTTCAAGAGAAGAAATCTTATAGCCGTCATACTCCTTAGGGGTAGCACTACCAAATGGTGGATTTGTCACCACCACGTCAACGTCCTTGTCTGCAAAAGGCTGGGTTCCGTCCTGACTGGTCACGTTCTTGAAACCCTGTCTTCTCAGGTTCGCCAATCGCTGGGCATCAATATCGTTCACATGCACCTTATCCATTGGCAAGCCGATGGTAAGCATACCGTTGCCGGCACTAGGCTCCAGAGCACTATCAATTACCTTGCCGTTGCCCTTCACATACATGTCTGCAAGGAAAGCGTAAGGGGCAGGGGTAGAGTACTGCTGCTTCATCACTCGATCAGAATCACGCTGGTTGAGGCTAGGCTGATTCTCATAGAGCGTCTTGATGCGTTCAAACTTCACAGCATCGTTGGTTGATTCAGAAGAAGCAATACCTCTTGCTCGCTTAACAATGGCAGTTTCAGCAAGCTCCTGAAGGTCTGTATCCTTAATACCCTTCAAACCAACTCTCTCAGCTATCTTTCTCAGCTCAATAATACCGTTAAACTTATGTTTGAAGCCCAGCTGTAGGTTCACGACATCAATAAACTTCTTCTCAGCCATCTTTCTTTCCTCGGCAGTCTTGGAGTCACCCACCAGATTCTCCTGATGCTTAGGCGAAGTCTTCTCGTAGTAGTCAGCCCATTCCTTCAAGCTCATGCGCTGCTCGCCGTCACGATAGCGGATATTCATCATCTGCTCATAGATGGCATCCACGTCTTCCTTCTTAAAGAGCTTGGCAGCAGGGGCAAACTCCTTGCGCATTTCCTTCACCACGTCTTCAAGATTGTGCATACCTCTCTTGATTCTCAGGTAAGCATTCTCTGCCATGGCGCTCACCAGCTTAGGCAATACTTCCAACTGTCTTGAGTTAAGACCAACAAACGAAGCAGATATTTCATCCTTGCCGGCATTCTTGAGCATATCCCAAAGGTCATTGACCTTCTTGTTGGAAGCTGCTACTGCTGCATCGTCAGCAGTCTGCTGAGGCTTCTTTGGCTGTTCTGCTTTAGCCTTCTTCTCCTTCTCGAACCCTTCTGCTGCATTCTTGATTCCCTCCATAGGGTCAGCAGATGGTTCCGTTTTAGGAGTCTCAACCTTTGGTTCAGTCTTCTGCCCTCTAGTCTTGGCAAAGATGCTTTCATAGATAGCACGATGCAAATCATCCGTCACCTCACCATTAAGATAATCAAGAGCCATATCCTTGGATAAATCATCCACGTCTGCCTTCATGATCTCCTCCTCAGTCAGAGGATGCTCCTTCTTAAACTCCTTGGCAGCCGCTGCAATCGGGTCAAAAGTAGGGCCAGGGTTCTCTTCCTTTGGAAGGAGTGGGAGAGGACCTTCTGCTTGCTTGCTGTCAATATACTCAGTAACCTCATTCAAGTCACCAAACTTCTTGCCATCATACTCATAGTATGAGCCGGTGTATTCTCCCTTCTCGTTTGGCTCATCAACCTTGATAACCTCCTTGTCGCCATCAATCAGAATTTTCTGCTTCATGATAGGACCATTCTTTGATGGAGTCTCGGTTTCCTCATCAGTAACCTTAATACGACTTTCAAGTTCTTTGTTTACTAAGTCGTCTGGTTCTTCTACTCTTGGTCGTTCTGGTTCTGTTCCTGCTTCTGCTGGTTCATTTCCTCCTGATGCTTCTTGTTGAGGTTCTTCATTGCCTGAAACATCATTGCCTCCTTCAATTTCAGAATGTCCTGTTCCATAATCTTGCCATTTTTTAAAGTTCAAATACTCATTAATTAACTCTTCCTTGGTAGGAGCTTCCTCAAACATATTGCCCTCGCCAGTATTTCTAGCCTTAGCGATGCGGTTGTATTCGTCAAGTAAATCTCTGAAATCAGAAACCTTGCCCTCCAAGGCTAAAGCCATCATCTGAGAGATTGAAGGGTAGCGCTTAGCTGCATCCTCACCGAACATGGATGGTGTTCTCAGCAGCGTATCAACCTTATTGCCGCCCTGTCTTGCCTCATAGAGCAACTGGATAGCCTGATCTATCTCATCACGAAGAGAGAACTCGCCCAACTTCATATTATCCATTACCGAGCGGATAGCGTTGATAGCCTTGTTCTTCACCGTAGAGTCGATGCCCAGCATTCTGATAGTCTCTGGCTTGAAGATTGAACCCAAAAGAAGGTTCTTCACATACTCCCTGCCTTGTGCAGAAAGTCGCTCAGGACTATCCATCATCTGCGCCACCTCGTTCTGTCCGATGATGCCTTTATCTACTAACGTCTTTACCAAGTCATTTATTGCCTTGGAATTGTTAAAGAAAGCATCAAGAGAGCCATTTCCCTCAATCTCGGCAACAATCGCACCTACCTCGTCAGAAGTCAAGGTCTTAGCCTTGGCAACCGCCTGTTCGGTATTACTCTGAGTCTTCTTCTCGTTTCGGTTAAACTTAGCGAAGGTAGCTGCATCGTATGGCAATCTCTCATCCGTCACCAACACCAGACGTGGATGCTCGATTCCGCTCTGCTCAATCTGCTCTTTGGTAAAGCCGAAGTTCTCGGCATTCTCCAAGAGATCGTTGATGTATTCTGCGTCCGTGCCTTCCTTTGCAGCCTTCTGTCCTGCCATCGTTCTACCGTTACCATCATAAACGATGCCCTCGTCAGACACCACTGGCACCTGCTCGATAGCCATACCGTTATACTTTCGGGCTATCTGGTCCGTATTCTGCTGAGCTGCCTTGTCGTGCTCATAGTCACGATCGTTCACGGTTCTGCCCTCAACATCGGTAGGGAATCCCTCAGATTTCTTATAGTCGTTATTCACATCATGAGAAGGAGTAAGACTTTCTGCCGGAACAATCTCATAGTGTCCCTTAATCTTTGTCTCTCCGTCAGGCAGCATTCTTGTGCGCTTGTTGCCTACAAGTCTAGGTGCATTCACAAACTTCTGTGCAGCCACGCTGCCAGCCTCATGAGCGCCCTCAGTCTGTTCAGTACTGCCAACAGTCTCGGCAACCTTCTTGGCAGTCATAGTCTTCTTGATATTCTGAGCGTGCTCTAGCTGCTTCTTGGCAGCTTCAATAGTCTGATTCTTCAAAGCCTCCTGCTCCATGATGTCGTTAGGCTCGGCGGTATAGTCCACCTTCATCTTCTCGGCATCCTTCAAAGCATTCTCAGCTTTCTTAATCTGTCCGTCCACCACCTTCTCGGCATTCTCCCCAAAATCCTCAGTAAGAATCTCCGCACTCTGCTCAGGAGTCATACTAGCATAGTCTGGCGTAGGTCTTCCCTTACTATCCATAGCCATAGGAACATCTGTGCCATCTGCAAACTTTCGGATCTGCTGAGGCTGCTCTTGTGGTACTAAGTCCTCATTTGTGGTATTATCTTTGCCCGATGTGGTATCAACTTTTGTTAAATCACCCTCTTTTGTGGTACTATCTTCCGATTTTGTGGTATTATCTTGTGGTGCCTCCTGCTCCTTTGGCTGAGGCTTTGCAGCATCCAACATCGCCTGCTCCTGTGCCGCCTGATTGTAAGGCTCAGAGTTCTTCATCTGCAATCTCTGACGATATTCTGCAGCAAACTGGTCGATAGGCTGGTTTTGGAGCAGAGTAACCTCGTCTGCCTTCACGTAAACCATTTCCTTTGTATTAGGATCTAAGCAGACGAGCATATCGCCGCTGCCTTCCTTGGCTCTACCTGTAGTCTGGTCGAAGGCAACATCACCCGAACCAACAAGAAGTGTTCTTCCGTTGCTGTCTTGAACATACAGAGCCTGCTCGCCATTCATCGCCTGACCGTTCAAGGTTCCGTGATAGCTCCAATCTGAAATAAAGCTCTTCACGTTTTCCTCTATAGCGTCGGCAGTAGCCTGCTGCATACCCTGCACTCTGGCATTCGCATTAATATATTGGGCAAGTGGGGTTAACTCTTCTTGGGTCAATCCATTCTGAATGAGTGCATCGTAAATCTGTGCCGGTGTCAAGCCCTGCTGGTGCAATTTCTCAAAGGTTTGCTTGAACACATCGTTGCTATCCATCGCTGCATCAAGGGCTTGCTCGGCATTGCGAAGGTTGCGCAACTCATCAACTACCACGCCGCTATCCGGGTTGTCCGTTCCCAGACTATGCTCCTCGGCAACCGTCTTACCTTGGCTGGCAGACTGGTCTGCGTGTGGTCTCCAGCTAGGGAAAAGCTCATCTTCGAGTGCTTTCTTCACATGATAGAAGATTCTGTTCTCCTCATCGGTACGCTTCATTGGGTCCTTGCGCATGATTTTGTCAATATCAATAACAATGCTTCCTTCTTTACCAAGAAGTTCTTTGATAGAAGCCATGAAGTTATTAGTATAACCTTTGCTTTCTGATCTGAGGTAACCAAGCAAGCCGTTCTTATCCGCATATTTCGTCCAGTCAAGATAGAGCGCACTCTTCTGGTTGCGCAACTCATTAATCAGTCGGGCATTATTCGGGTCTGTAATATCCTTATTCTCGTCATATCCGTTTTCCTTGAGGAATCTAAACGCTAAATTAGTGACAGTTCCATCATCATCTATGAACTGCATATCCTTCATCCTTGCGTAGCCCATCAGCGACATCATATCGTCATTGTCACGATAAAGCTTCTGCTTGTAAAGAATAGCTCTGCGCTCATCGGCATTCTTATAAGAGGTACGTGTAAGCAGCGTTCCGTTCTTGGTGTATTCCAGAATCTGCTTGTTTTTCACGTCGTTCACGCTTCGGTAGCTTTTACCTCTTGTCGTGTTAAACAGTCCCATGGCCGCATTCACCTTCTCCTTGGTGCTCTGAGAAACGTCTGGGTCGTTCATAAAATCCGTATATGCCGTTTTGTATTTCGGATCTCTTGGAGCTGTCTTCGATGCGCGGTCCACCTTCACGAAAGCATCCATCAGACTCTTTCCCGATGCAGAAGAAATCAATTCATTCTTCTCGTCAGGAGTCAGACGAATATCCACGGCAATAGGGGAACCGTTGGCATTCTTTCCAATCACGAAATTACCACCGCTATTATGAGTAAGATGATGCAGAATGTTGCCCATCTTCACGAAGTTGCTAGGTTCGCCAGCCTTGAATGCGCCCACCATCACAACATCTTCCAACCAAGTACCGAAGGAAATATCCTTGTCGCCGGTCACGTTGTCGGCAACCATCATGGTTCCAGCCTCAACGCCCAGACCGGCAGCCGTAGCACCAAACTTCTGCGTGCCATGAAGCAACCGCTCGCCAGTACTCTTCTCCATACCTGTAATACCGAACTTGGAAACCCAAGGAGACATGATTGCGCCCGAAATTCCAAACATCGCACCTGTTACCGCACCATGCTCAGCACCTTTCAGACCAGCCTCGCCGATAGCCTGCAGCGAAGTATCATCGCCAGTAGAAGCCTGATTCAAAGCAGCAGTCACACCCGAATATCCTGCAAGGTTCAGCGCACCTGTTGCTGTTCTGGTTCCCAATCCCGACATGATCTTCTGTGCCGTAGTCATGTTGGCCACTTTGAAAGCCATCTGCTGGGCGGTAAGCTTCTGTGCTGCCTTCATCACGCCGGCCTTCACCAGTCCGTTAGTCAGAACTCGGGTTCCAGTATTCACGGCAGCACTTGCGCCGGCACCGATTACGGCAAGCGGACCAGAATCAGCAGCCATGTTTACTGCAGTAGAAGAGAATCTCGTACCGATTCCCGAGCGGTAGGTTTCATCCTTGTGGCCGGCAACCTTCTGAATCTCCGCATCACCATCAGCAATGGCAATACCTTCCTGCAATCTCTGTCTTGTATCTCTAGACATCACAGATGGAGCCACCACCATACCGATAATAGAGTTACTGAGGTTCTTGACAATATAGTCAAGCGCACCATGAGGCATGATTTCCTCCTGGTTGCGCATCGTCAGAGCCTTCTGAGCATAGTTCATAATCTCTGGAGTAACGTATTTGTCCACGTATTCCTCCACACTCATGTTCAGTTTCTCTGCGCTCTCGGCAATATGGCGCTGCATTCCCTTCTGCGAATAAATCTCGTTGATTTTGCTGCTCAGATTGTTCATCAGAACGTTCTGTCGGTTCACTTGCTCCTGTGTCTGTGCATCACGGAAAGCCTGTTCCTTTACTGACTGAGGCGCATAGATGCCGCCCATCTTGTCAAGGTTCTGCTGATACTGCTGACGTGTCAATTCCTGTGCCTCATTCATGGAAGAATCTACCAGTTCGAGCAGATCATTACCCAAAATACCTTTGGACTGGCCGTCATTTCTTACGAACTTGTTACCCTCCACCTCATACTGGGCGAATGCTCTAGCATCGTCCTCTCTCTGCTGCTTGGCTCTAGCCTGTTTAGCCTCAGGAGTAGAAAGCTGCTGCATCGTTTCGTTGAAATTCTTGGCAGTAGGAGTTATTCTGCTTCTGCTGATAGGGGTTGCTCTCTGCTGCTCCTGACGTGCTGACTGCTCTTGTGCTCTTTGCATGCGTGCGCGCGCATTACTAGCCTGAGCCTGCTGCAATGGTGTCATTTGGTCGTTGCGCATGTGTATCAACCGCCAGTTCTGCATGTAGTCTGTACCAGAAGTAGTAGCCGTTCTAGGCTGCTGAGCCTTCTGCTGCCTTTGCTTCCGATACTGAGCAGCCACTTCCTGCGCTCTCTGCTTCATCGTCAGCTTCTTGACAGGCTGAACTGGCTTCTGCTGCCTTGGCTTCGGATTTACTGCATGAAGTCCGAGTCGCTGCGCAAACTCCTCATACGATTTACTGGAAACAGCACCATCTGCGTAAAGCGCATCATAGAGCTGCTTTCTGTTATGATAGCCCTGCTTGCCAGGCGCATACACGAACTGTCTGAAATGTTCTCTAGTTCCCGATACTGCGCCATCGGCTTTCAAGGCGTTATAAAGTTGGTCAAATTTATCTCCAGCCATATATTATATATTAATGTTTATAATCCAAGTTTCTTTGTATTTTTATAGCCGTTCTTCGACTTGCCGGCAGGCTTTGGTCTGTTTCTCGCATTCCTAGCCGCATTCTGCGAAGCTGCTGCCTGACTGGTAACAGATTCACCCTTTCTTCTTGTGGTGGTCGTTACCTCTGCGCCAGTCTTCGGATTGATGGTCTTTGTACTGGTAGAAGTAGAAGTCTCGCCCTGCGGAAGCTTGCCGTATTCACGGTAGTACTCCTGTTCCCACATGGTCTTGTTAGGCTGATAGCGCATCTTGCCGTTCTTATCCTCAAACCAGTACTTGGCTCCCGAGCCGCTACCGCTCCTGCCTGACCGTCCACCGCCGCCACGCCCCTTATGGGTTGCGTTGTACTGCTGAATAGCCAGACGCTGCCTAGCCTGCTCATCCTTCACCTTGTCACGCTCCTTCTTATACTCGAAGTCACGCTTATCCTTATCCTTCTTATACTGGGCAGCAGCCTCATCCTTTCCCTTTCGGTACTCAAACTTATCCTTGGCAAGCTGATTACCCTCACCACGAAGACCCATAAGATACTCCTTATAAACCTGATCAGCCTGTGCTTTTCGGTTATCTAGGTCGAAGTTTGCCTGCTTATAGGCAGCATCCGCATCAAGGGCAGCCTGTCTCTGTCTCTGAGCCTTGCGGTTTTGATAACCCTGTTCCATCATGGCAGTAGGGTCGTTGAACACCTGCAGAGGCGCACCCTTCGAAGTGTTGATGATGTTTCCCATGTGGCGAATAGCATCAGCAAAGGCAGCGAATTTCTCACGGTTGGTAGTGATTCGGCGGTCATACTCATCAGGAGTCTCGCCCTCACGCATTCCTGGTCTGCTCTTCGGCATAACCTTGCCGAGCCAACTGAAAAAGCCGCCATCCCTCTTTTTAGGGTCAGACTCAAACTCTGGAACCTGCTGTTCCTGCGGCATCTGAAAGCCGCTCAGAGCAGTAGAAAGCGTATCATAGCGAGGTGTTCCGTCAGCATTCCAACCGGTAGAAGGCTGCGGCATTCCCTCAAAATTGCTCTGAGGCTGAGGAGTATTCTCTGCTGCATCGCCCATATAAGGAGTCTGTACTGGTCCCAAGGCAGGGTTAGCGTTACCATTACTCTGCGGAACGAACTCTTCCTGCTTAGGCATCTGGGTGAAGTCTGTAATAGGTGCTGCGCCAGTCTGAACAGGCTGAGCCTCAAACTTACCGGTAGCACCGCCCCCATTCCCGAAGAAATTAACGCCAGCACCTCCATTTACCCCCGCGGCTCCTCCGTTTCCTCCATTCATCACCTGATCATAATCGGGATATTTCGCCCTCATCAGGTCATGCACAGCCTCAGGATAGCCGCCGATAGTTATCGGCTTCTTCCTAGGCTGCTGCGTATTCTGATTATTTACTCCTGCCATACGTCTTTTACGTTCTTTAGTGCATCAATAAAATCCTTGCCACACAATACAAATATGACAGAAAGGTCTGCGCCTTCCTCTGCAAAATCAGTCCCAACCATCTGGTCTATGATGCCGTTTCCGTCCTTGCTTCCTACGAGTCCTAGATTATGCGCCTTTGCGTTAAAGGAATTATAAGCTTTCTCTTTCAAATCATCGAGAGAACTTTTCGCATATTTTGCCGCATAAGATTCAAAAACATCATTAATGGATTCTCTTGCAGCTCTCATGCACTTAGCATTAAAATCAAGTATTTTTGCCGTATTCAGTTTTTTAGCCTCAGCCAACTCCTTGCCCAAGTCGGAAATCACCTCGTCCTTCTCGGCAAGTTGCTTCTTGTATATACGTTCGTTGTGACGATTCATGTTGATAGATTTCAACTTCTTTGTCAAGTCGGTAATCACATTTTCTTTGTAAGCGAGAGCACTCTCGGCACTCTTCAAAGCCTGAGCATCAATCTTGTCAACAACCTTGTTTGCAAGCTCATCCTTCAGTTCCTCATCCTCCTTCATGTACTTCTGGCACACATCGGTCAGATTCTTCTCACGAATCTTTGTAAGGCGAAGTTCCTCGTTCTTCTTGTGGATAATCTTGTTGAGTCGTGTAATCTCCTTGCCGAGACGCTTAATCTTCTTTGCCTGCTCATCCAACAAAGCATCGTTGAACTGGGAGGCTGATTCTTCAAGGGCAGGGTTGCCTTCCTTTGGCTGCTCTTCACCAGGACCAGGAGCCTTGGTATTCTTTTCGTACTCCTTCTTCAAACGTTTCTCACGCATATTGTAATCATGTCCGCTGATGGATATATAATAACCTCCATTGGATAAAACACGGAAAGCTTCAAGCACAGAAGGCTTCTCATGCTCAATCCATCTACTCTCGTCAAACTCAAATGGCTCTGTTGACTTGTGAAGACTAATCACTGCAAACTCTTTCTCCAATATCTTCTTTGCTTCTTCTAATGTCATAATCTATTTTGTTTTAATGTTTAACTTTTCTTGAACATTTCTATTGAGAAATGCACTAATTCCTCAAATGTGAAGGGAATGTTATCGGCTTCATCTTCATGAGCCATATTCCATGTTCCCTTCTTTAGTTTCGGGAGGTTCTTTATAAAAGTCTTTCTGTTTATGTAAGCAATAGCTAAACCTTTTGGTCTATGATGCCTTTCGTATTCTTTTCTACCACACAGAATAATCTTTGTTCTATTCATAATCTATAATATTTAATATTATTAACACTTCCCGAAAATTCAGGGGTGGGGAAAATCGGAAAACCGAAATCCAGAAAAAGGGGGTGGGGGGAGGCAGAATTTCTTTATTTGTATTATTCTACTACTGTCTCTTATACACATCTGACGCTGCCGACGAATTAGA